TTCATTGTCCGTCATTCGATTTCCTCCAGTATGTTAACGATTTTTTCCAATGGCTCATAGAACAACGGGTCTGCTTCTAAGCCGGGATAGTTAGCTGCCAGTGTTTCCAGACTGTCCTTTGCTTCTAACAGATCGTTTGCGATTTCGTTTACGTCCACGTTTACCTCCACTAATTAGATGGTCAGTTGGGAACGGGAATTGCGATAAGCAATCCTGAACTCCCTGAGCGTTATTGCCAACAGCCAAGTCCACCAGCGTCTCTGTAACCCGTGGTACGGGTATATGGGAAGTACAGTCACCCTGTAATTCCTTAAGGGTAAGTTGACGTTTCTTTGCCCGGTGCATTCTTAGCCGATCACATTTCCGATTACTGCATTTGTTGCACTGTTTCATTTTGGCCTCCTATACGGTGTAGTCTCGTTCATCCACTCTTCCGGCATAACACCCTCAGCCCACAGGTAGCCATTCTTTTCAGCCCACATTCCGTAAGTGGTCTTGCTACCCTTATAGATAAACTTCCGTGCATTCTGAAACACGAAGCGGATATCTAAGTCAGGATACTGCTGCCGGATTGCCTTCATCTTTGTTTTATCTGCTGGCCGCAGGTACCCTTTATACTCCACGAAAAAGAATGAACCATCTTTTCGCTTTACTTTGAAGTCCGGGGTGTACTTCCGTTTAGGTGGAATCCAATCCAGCTTCTCAGCTTCATAAAGCCAGATGATATCTTTCGCATCCATCCATTCGGCAAACTTGACCTCAGCACGCGAGGCCATTTTGCAACCGGCGTATGGATGCACACGCCGTTTCGGGGTTCGTTTGGGCCTTCCACTGGCCGCTCTAAAAATGCGTCCCATTAAGCTGCCGCCTTCCACTCTTGATACTGATTGCAGAACGGTGCAGCAGAACAGAAGTCTTCGCACTTGGTTCGCTTACCGGGACGACACTCTACCGTGAAGGTATCCTTATCATCCTGCTTCGCGTTCCGTATGTAGGCTTGTGCTTTGCGCTTGGTAGTCATGTCCTTGGATGCAACAGCACGGGGCTGACCGGGGCGCATAACGGCCCACGCAGTCGGCTTGGCCCACATTTCCTTGTCATCACATAGATCGAGTTCATCGTCCGGTCGGTCTTCATTTTCCTTCATGTGATCAATCCGCGAATACAAAAAGTCTTTCGCTTCTTTTTTCGACCACAGATCAGAGAAAACAATTTGCTCAATCTCAGCTTTCGGATATTCAGGATCGCCAAAAACCTTCATCTTATCCCAATCAAGGTACCAAGCTATAATGCTGAGCATCTTAACTTCGATGCCGCAGGTGCCTAAGAGATAAGCGTACAGATTTAACTGCTTTTCAAAGTCTGACCAATCCCCAAAGACTCGTTTCCAAACGGACGTAGTCTTCCAATCATATAAGCACTTGTTCAGGTAGGCATCAAATTTACCAGATATTTTCCGGTCATTGATACGATCCCAAATTCTGCGCTCAATGAGATATCCTTTTTTCCGATTCTTGTTCATAAACCGGCGAAGCATATACTCAAAGTGATTATGTATCGCCGTACCCTTAAACGACTTAAGGGTCTTTTCAATGCTGTCATGCGTGAAGGGCTGAGCATCAATCTCTTCCTGATACCGCTTCGCTAACATGATTTCCCTTGCCGGTCTGAGTAACCCTGTCACTGAATAATCACTGCCCCAATTATCATAGGAGCGAGTGTACTCAAAGATAGCGTCTCTCAGCGGTGGGATCGCTGCATAATTTATTGTATCTTCATTCGGCATATTACCTCCCAATATATTTGCACAGGCTTTCCGGGCTGCGCAGTTGATGGTGAAAAATATTCCAACAGGTGCGTGAACAGATCATCCCATTGGAAGGGTCTTTGTCGCCTTTCTCTTTAAGGTATGCAGTTTTGAAAAACACATCTGAAAATTCCCATCCGATTGCCCAACCTTTTCTGGTGTCCTTATGGACGCGACAAAAGAAGTAGATGTGTGTCTCTTGCTGCTTCGGCATCTTTGTCACGGATGCCTCATACTCTGGTTTCGGTTCGACCGTAGTCATTTTGGTTTTAACATCAACCTTAATGTCTTGGTCGTTCTTATTGATCACGAAGTCATGCTCATAATCATTAACCCGGAAACAGTCATACAGTGTCTGAAAAATAGCTTCTCCAAGATAGCCGTAAATGTTTCCTTGGCCAAACCGAATAGAGCCTTTTAATGCACCCTGAGATTCCGCAAGATCGTGGGCCTCAGTATACATTTTTGTGTCTATGGGTACGGTTAGCATATCAGTCGTCCTTTATCCCGGCAAGACCAAGAGCCTTGTAAAGAAGGTAAAGGCTGTGATCCACCTTTGCGCCAATAACGGATGCGTCTTGGGTCATGTATACTTTTGCGCAGAACTCTTTAATGTCACAGGTTGACGTGCGACCGATAAAGTCACGGAGAATTTTCCAATCCTTTTTCTGTAGTTTAATTTTCATTTGGTTTCCTTTCGGTTAAGGGTTACCCGTTAAACGGTGGCTACTGATCGTCATCACGCTTACAACGTAAAACGGATAACCCCGGTTGGTTACTCTTCGTCACCCGGTAGGGGCGGCTCATTGGCATCAACACCGTCTTTATCCAAGTCGGCATCGTCTGATTTGACCTCCGTATCCCCGCCGCCTTTTTTGATATACGACTCAAACTTTGAGGCGGTTTCGAGGGTCATTTGACTCACAATCTCAGCCGTGGTCTTTGAGGCTGCCAGCAGCTTCTTGAAACGCTCGTCAGAGGACAGGATTGCCTCTATATAGGCCACTGCGGATTGCAGTGCTGCCATGCGTACACTTTCGTCCGTGGTACTGACCATGACGACATCAGGGGCCACAGCGGCGGTTTCGGTCTTCACGGCTGCTTTGGTGGTTCCTTTGGTCTTGGCCTGATCCTTCTTTACGGCAGCGTTGGAGGGGCCAGCACTGGCTGGTTCGCCTGTGCCGGGTTCCATAATAATAACTTCATCGAGGTTCCAGAAGTTACCGTCCTTAACGGATTTCATTTCAACAGTCGAGCCAATACCAGCCTCTTCAAGCGTGGCAATCTCGTCTGAGTTTTTCCAATCCATTAAAAACTTTTCGTACTCGTCTCCAGCCTCACCCTCACGGTCGATCTTGATACCGTTAATGGTTAGGCCGGTCAACTCTTTCCCTGCCTTTGATCTAATGGTACCTCTTTCTAATCCGGTGATTTCTAAAATCATAGTCGTTCCTCCATTCAATAAGTTAAGGGTTTATATATCGAGTTCAAATAATTTACCGTCTCCGTCAACGACACCTGCAATGTCCTCCGTAAAGGCTTGCTCATTGTAACCATCGTCACCCGGCTTTAATGCTTCCGGGTTAGAAGGGTCAAAGGAAGTACACCCGGTAACCGGGGTGCGCTCTTTAATGATCATGCCCGTCTGGTGACAAAAACAGATGTCCTCTTCGTTCGCCTCAGCCAAGGGTTTATCGCAAATGCGACATAGTCGTTTAGGCATATTTTCTCTCCTCTATCATGTAGGAAAATTCCCGGTAATTAACAAGGTAATCAATCGCGCCCCATACCTTAATGCCAGCACGCTTCAATGTGATTTGTTTTCCCTTCACATCAACACCGTTGCGCTTTAGGCACGCCACTGCCGTTACTTCATCGTATTTACCATTTAACATATCCTTCTCCCTTTCGCAGTTTGTTATGCAAGCTCCGATGCCCACCGCTTGTCATAGGTTTACAGAAGAGAAGCTCTACCCGAAGGCGAAGCTCATTCCTGAGAGTGAACGGAAGATTTTGCAGAACCGTTGACATGGTAACTTGGTTGCTTTTCTCCCGATCTAACCGGCCAAACTTTTTAAAGTACAAGTTAGCCAGTGCGCTCTCAATGCGGTGATGCATGTGCGTACCAGCTTCCATGTTCAGTTTGTTAATCCGGTTGCGCCAGAATAGCTCCTTGCCCTGCCGGTTAATTCTCCGGCTTTCAACCTGACAAGATTTGCAACGTGTGTTGCCGCCATACTTCTGATGGGCCTCATTGTGAATTGAACAAATTGTAGTCATGTTACCTCTCTCTCTAAGCTGCAAGTTTAAGTTTGGTTAGATTGCCCCATGACTCCCCATAGTCAGCGTCACCGTCCATAGGTAAGTCGAAGTTAATCTCCGGCCATAGCTGCATGACGTACTCAGGCAGTTTCCGATATACGTCTCTGCATAAGGTAGCAATGGCTTCCATTTCGTCAGCGACCACATCAAAGATAATAGCATCATGAACCTGACCAATCATCAAAGACTTAAACTTAGCCTTTTTGAATCTCTTATAAATGATGGTCATTGCCAGAGGCATCATATCAGCCGTGGCGAATGCTTGTACCGGGAAGTTTTTAATCTGTTGCGGTCTATATCCCTTTGGCCCTTTAAAGAAACGAAACTTACGACCAGTAGGAATGCGCAGCACGCCGCCGTTGCGAATAACCCGGCGCACGTTCTCTGCTTGCCACTTTGCCAGACCTTTGTACTTCTCGTAAAACGCTTCCACGATTGCTTCCCATTTTTTCTTTGCGAGATTAGGCATTTTCTGATCCATATAAAATGAATATGCCGAACCACCATAGATCAAACGGAAGGTCATTATCTTTGCCACTGTCCTTAATTCTGAATCCTTCTTGGTCAGTGGTTCACCGTTGCTATCAAACTTCGCACCAAAGAAATTCTTAGCGTTTTCCGTATGAGGGTCAACACCGGCATGTATTTCGGCCATCATAACTTTGTCACGGCACAGACAGGCTACCGCAACCCATTCTGCTTTTGAGATATCACATTCCAGAATGTAGTCATAGCGTGCAATGAATGATAGTTTAATCGGACTCGTTCCTTCGCGGGGTAGGTTCTGGCCATTGGGATCGGAGGAAGTTAACCTCCCGGTCTTGGCTATTGTCATGTTGTATTTAGGATGCACCATGCCGTCAGCCTGAACCCGATTTAAAATCCCTGTACCGTCTTCACCCAACAAAGAAGAGAGTGCTTTCGCCGCGCCGGAGCGTTCAACTAACCACTTCTTTAAGTTGCGCTGCTTTTTGGTTTTTGCCGTTAGAAATTTGATGGTGTTTTTATCGGTCTTGTAAACACCTTCGATTTTAGTTTTCAGCTTCTTGTCCTTTGCGAAGCCCATACCTTCGATCTTTATTTCATCCTCTACGATCCGCATCTTATAAGTAGACTCAGGCTTTGACTTCAATTCCCGAATCACCCACTCTTCGCGGGGCCGCTTGATTATCCCTCCAAATAACATCGCGGATATTTCATGCTTGCTGTTAAGATTGATGTCTCCAACTACCATTTTGATTTCCGTGTCAAGTACTTCTAACTGGAGCCGGAGTGCCTTTACATGCTTCATAGCCACGTCCACATCGAGTAACATACCGTTGCCTTCTATTTCAGATAGCACACGGGTATTTTCGTTTTGGATTGCCAGCAATTCAGCAAGTTTGTTTACCTCCACCAAAGGCACCTGTAACTGATAGATCGCAAGTGCGTTGATACAATCTTGTTCAAGGTAGGGCAATAGGATGCGTAGGGGAATCTCAGTTGTTTCGTAACCTGCATCCCACATCGTTTTGACCCGGTCGATCTTGTGAATTTTCAAATACCTTTTTGATAGCTCGTCCAGAGTTAGATCACCAATCCGCTGCGCATTTAAAAGATACTCAGTCACCTGCGTACACCACAGCTTAGCGTGTCCGTGAAAAATACCAAGATCATTAATCCAGTTCAGATCAAACTTTAAATTATGGCCTACAATACGACCACAATTAGTTATCTCTTTTTGAATCTCAATGATCATATCACGCTGCGTCTGCATACCATCAGCTTCATCATGGTTGAATGTCCAAGTTCGCCTCCAACCGGTTTCATCTGCGAGGCCCACCGCTACAAGCTGAGCCTCTTCTTGCCACGGATGAATAAACGGCAGTTTGGTGGTTTCAACGTCCAGCGCGAGAGTTCTCATGCTGCGCCTCCCATGATACGCATGAGCATACTGCACAGATACTCAAGCGGGTGGGGTGTTCCTGCTAAACGATTCCACGGTCGCGGATAAAGAATACCAATACCACCGGCCTTCGTCCACTCGTCAATGTTTTCGTTCTTATCGTCAATCAGGATTTTACCCAGCCCAGCTACACTGGCTTTGGCTTCATGGCCATTGGCAATCAAGACACGCCGTTGGCCGCTCTTCATCGTATCGGGATATTCCCTACTTAACCATTCGGTTTTTCCCGCAGACGCTTTAGGGAGCAATGAGGCCGTTAGAATGGTAGGTTTGAATGGCTCTACTAAAGCCTGTATTCGTTTACCATCCTCCGTCCACGACAGGTCACGCCAGAATGCAGCGTTGTCCATGTCTTCCCAAAAGTCCTTAAAATTCGTACCGAACTTTTTATAGGGAATCTCCCACTTTGTGGGATACCACCAATCAATCTTATACCGGCGGCGTACCCCAGCGTCAAAGTCAACAATGACTCCATCCATATCTAAAAATATTTGATAAAACATAAGCCCTCCTAATCTGTCATGCGGCATGTCTGAATATCGAAGTGAACCTCACCACGACCATACCTGCCGGTTAATTTGTTTTTGACATTACTTAAATACCGTACCTCTTCAAAGCCCTCAGCGTCCACTCTACCAATGCCTAAGCACCAATCCAACTCACCCTGTATCGCTACCTTGGAAGAGTCAAGATTGTTAAGGCTCAGATACTTCCGGTTTTCAGCGTTGTTATCTGCTTGCCCTAACGTGATGATCGAGCAGTCATGCTCATTGGCTAAGTCCCGATACTGGTTATACAGTATCTGTAGCCGCTGCACACCCTCAAGGTTCCCGTAGGTGTCAACCTTCGGCCCCTGATCAATGATAATGACACGGGGATGGAAGCGTTCCAGCTTTTGAACCACCTTGCTGATATGGTCGATGCCGCCGATAAACTTAAGCCGGTGGCCCATACCTCTATCCCATTTCGCTTCGGCTTTATCATAGTCGGCCATAATCTCTTCTGGCTTGATAGACAGCATAGCTGACATGGCCCGTGCCTTAATGCGTTCGATACCCTCTTCATTGTTAAGGTATAAGCCGGGCCGTTCATCCTCCAGTTGATGGGCAAAATGCACCAGTTCATTTAGGGCCAGAGAAGTCTTCCCTGCATCTGGTCTTGCGAAGATATGCCCCAGCGTACCGGGCCTCAAGAAGCCGTAGGTGTTGCGCAACCACTTGAGCCTAAAGCGCAGCCCTTCGCCGGTGACCTTCGCAAATAATTCTCTGATAGGTAAGTTACAAACATCGTTTTCAATCTCGTCAATCAACCCGGTGATTTCATCGTACTTACGAATTAGCCCCCGGATTTCTTCGATGCCCGTGCCTCTGGACTCCTGCATCACATCGGTCGCCACTTGCGCTATATCGACCGATAAGTATTGTTCCACTGTCTGGTTCAGCAAGTCCTGCAATAGCTCCGTGTTGGCTATCTCAGCGTCTCTCATGCCCTTAAATAGAATGGCTACCGCAGCCATTTCCTTCTTCTGCGGATTCAGATACTGATAAAACGCTTCCAATTCATCATGGCTGATAAATTTTTTATCAGGATATTGCTTGTAATACTTTTGCTGGGCCAATAGGATTGACTTCGCGTCTTGCTCAAGATTTGGAATTTTAAAAAGCACTCTTGAGTATTTCGAGAAGGCTTGAAAATCCGACATGGCCTTTAGAATCGTTACCTCTTGCATGGCTTACCTCCCCTTGTTCCGTTTAGTCTTCTGTTGACCTACACGAATTTTCTGCTGTTGCTGCTTTGCAGTCAACTCTTCGATTTCCTGATTAAACTGGCAGGAACCAAACACACGGATAGCGTATGTCTTTTGCGGGTCTGCATACTTCGGGCATTTAAACCCACCACCTGCTGTCCAGCCAGTTGAATGCTCACAACCCCAGCAAGCAAACAAGGGATTGCTCTTTTTAAAATCGTTCACCTTAACCTTTTTCATTTTTTGGCACCTCCTGTATTACCGGCATTTCCCAGCCAGTGATTACCTCATGAATAAATTGAATGGTACCCCAGCCCTCTTCCGTTTTAATAGGTAGGGTGCCTACCGCTGCCACAGTAGTACGATTCGCAGGTGCAAAGCTAAACATCGTTTTCTCTCTTTCCATTTTAGCCTCCTATGCTTTGATGTTGATTAAAGGTTCAATGTGAGTAACAATTTCTACCAAAGAACGCTGTGCTTCCATTACTTCGGTGAAATTTTTATATGCCATAGGGTTCTCGTCCAGAGTAGCCAGCGAGACTTTTGCTTTGACACCAACCATCGTGTTTTCAAACTCTTCCAAGGTTGTATCCAGCTTGGCTTGTTTACGAGAGCCTTTGCGGCCAGCCCCATGTGATGCCGAAAACAAACTATCAGCATTGCCTCTTCCATTGACAATATAGGTTCCGTCCCGCATGTTGCCCGGAATAACGCCGCGCACGCCTTTGCTTGCATTCGTTGCTCCCTTCCTGTGAATCCAGCCGGTGCCTTTCGGCGTTACGGCAAGCTCCGCAGAGTTATGGTTTTTGTTTATTAAAGTGTACGTCTGCATTACACCGCTGAGGCCCACGTCTCTGATTGCCTGTGATACGCGATCCAGTATGGCCCGGCGGTTTAGCAGGGCAAACTCTTGACAGAAGTTCAGATCAGTTTCGTAGTCGTCACCAGCTTCCGTTCCAATGATCAACGGGTGGCTGCCTTCCTTCTGCTTATATACACCGGTAGCTTGGCCGCACGCCTCTGCTATGTACCGGGACGCAGTCTTATGTCCAAGGTTCCTTGAACCAGAATGCACCACAATCCAGACACGCTCGTCCTCACCCACTCCAATTTCAATGAAGTGATTACCGCTTCCAAGCGTTCCAACCTGCATTGCTCCACCCTCATTAAACGTGTCCAGCAGCCAAGGTGATGCTGGTACACCATTGAGCCAGCGACAGTCCTGCGGGTCTTTGTGCCAATGTCTACCCGTAGGTACAGAGCGATAGATGTTGTCAAAAATCTCATCTGTCATTTCCCGTATCTGCCAAGCATCAAAGGTTGTACGGATAGCACACACGCCGCAGCCAATGTCGTAGCCAACCCACGAAGGCACCAACGTATGCGGGTCAGTCAATACCACACCACCAATCGGCATGGTGTAACCAAGGTGCATGTCAGGCATACCTGAGCCAGCCAGCGAAAATGATTGCGCCATACAATCTTGAAGTTGTAAGATTGCCTTGTCTTCGATCTTATCGCGGCCATAGATGGTCACCGGCTTGTCAAAGTATATTTTTTCTGTCATCGTCTTGCGCCTCCATGATTTGTTTTACCTCATTAAAAGAGAATGGCCGAAAGCTGCCAAAGATTTTAAATGCGCTATCAACCCCAATATCCAGTTGGTTGTGGAATGGTTCCAGTGTACCGTGCGAGTGGCCATGCAGTTGCCAAGCTCCGTGATTGCTATTCTGCCAAGTACGCATGGGATAATGGCAGACCGAAACATGCTGTCCTTCAATCCGCTTATTGTAAATGTAACGTTTTTCCTTCATCCAGTGATCATGGTTCCCACGAAGGAAAATTTTATTGCCGTTCAGCTTGGAGATAAACCGCCTGTGAATTAAATCAGCCGATGGAAGCATGGAAATGTCACCGGCCATAATCACAACGTCCTCTGGCATTACCGTCAGGTTCCATGCGTTCATAATATTCTCATTCATTTCATCGACCGTCCTGAAAGGCCGGTAACAATGCTTAATGATGTTGTTGTGATCAAAATGTTGATCTGCTGTAAAGTAATACATTATTATTTTTTCTCCTTTTTTGACGGATAGACTATCCACGCTGCGGCTTCCAGTGCGGCTTCCCACGGTGCGCCACCAGCCCAATACTGCAATGCCAGCCAGTAAACTTGTAAAGTTTCCATTAGCACGGCCTCCCTGATTTCTTACTCTTGTAAGCCCGGTCGTAGGTGCGCGACCTTCGCTGCGCGGCCTTTACCCGCTTACGTTCTTTAGTTTGTTTTGTCATTTTTTAATCTCCCGTAATTTTTCCATTGCCCACAACGGGCATCTGGTAGATTTACATTTATGAAAAGTGCCGTGGCGCATACGCTCAAGTGGTTCGCATACATTAAAAGTATGATCTTCACCAAACGCTCTATAAGGCTTTCGCCACGGGCATACGGCCTGTATGTCTCTAAATCTTAGCATCATTTTACTCCTCCCAATTTAATGATTTCGCATATTTTATTATGCGTTTGATTCTCTTCTTACGGTCAGCCTTTTCCTTTGCTTCCTTTTTGGCTTTCCGTACCTCTGCCAAGTCCACAATCGCCATTTTAGTCCTCCTCCTGATATTCGGATTTCTCCAGTTGACGTTTAGTGGCAGCCATACGGTTACCTTTGCAATGACCACAGCCGCCGTGGTTCCGGCAAGAGCGATCAAAACGTTTGCTCTTCCGGTACTTTTTTCGTTTCTCTTTACCTGATTCGATTGCTTTGTCTAACATCTTGCCTATTTTACCCTCTCTTTTATAATGTCTAAAAGTTTAGAAAATTTCATGACCACGCCAATAATCTCCAGAGAAGCCGCATTGCCTTTCAAGGCCGTAGCTTCAAACTCTTCTAATGCGAACCGCAGTTTGCAGAAGTCTACGCCACCATCGGCCCCGGTGAACACGTCCATGATGTTATCCAATTCCTTCTTTAATGTTTTTGTCATTTTTACCTCCGGTTAAAAGTTCATGTGAGTCGGACTGACCTCACGTTTAAATTGCCACGGGTCTTGCCGGTCGTATGGTCTGTCCCTGCCTTCGTCTGGCTCCCTCTTATCAGGGCCGCTGCCGCTGCCGTCATCTGGCTCATCGTCACCTTCAAACGGTGGATCGGGGAAGTTGCTGGCCTCTTTCTTTGGCATGTTCAATCCAACAAAGTCCAGATAAGCCATTGCCATTAAATTCTCTTCCAGATTAGCTTGTTGTTGGCCGGGGCACTTTTTGCACTTTTGTTTTTCCACTTTATACCTCCATTAATATCTCACCGATTTCATCGTCAGTGTAATATTTCGGGTCTTGGTTTACCCGTACCATTTTAACGTTCAGACCCAATGAACGAAACCGTCTGGTACGTTTTAGCATTCTATCCCACTTATCGGGGTCTAACCAAAGGATCGTTTCAGGGTATACCTTAGCCAGCCCAAAGATTAGATCGTCCGGTATATAAGCATTCAGGAGGCCGTAGGTGTCCATTTGCTTACCTACCCTGATACCTGATAGGATATCCTCAACCACAACCACCGATTCTGTCTTACGCTCTGGTGGAGCGACTTCAAAATAAATATCCTTCCGGCCTCTGGCCTTCACGTTCATATACTTTGGACTTTTGTCTGTGACTTCCCCAAGGTTCCGGGCCTGATAGTAAACCAATTTCATATTACCATCATAGACCGGCAACACAACCCGATTTAGTGTATCGCTGTATTCGATACCATAGTAGCTGATATCATCGTCATTCAATCCATATTTATACAGCCATGCCAAACCTGCTGCTGGAATCTCCTTGGTCATACCGTGAGGCAGCTTGACTTTAGCTACCACATTGTTCTCCGCGACCTCTCTGGCCTTGTTGAACTTGAGCCATTCCTTCGGACTTAAGCCCTTGGCCCACTTGATACCCTTCTCCCCGCAGCGGTGACAAAACCATTTCCAGCCAGTGGCTATACGAGTGACCACCAGCGGCCTGTCGCGGCCAGCACCGGTAGGGCAATCATGTTCATAGCGATAACCACGGTGCTGCTGCATGTCTGATGAAAAGTATTTGTCATCTATCATTTTTCCATCCAGACCTTATGGAGTTTTTTCTCCATGAGCTTTATGTCTTCTTTTTGCTTCTTGATTTCGGACTCCAGACTTTCAATCTGAATAGCCTGTCTTTCGAGTTGTGTCTCGTTATCCTGTATTCTACGAATGTCGCTTGCCATTTTAATCCTCCTGTGATAAATCTTTAAGGTTATCATCACATTCAAACGGGTCAGTGGCGTGCATCTTGTTATGGGTATAAATCAGATCACGGCATTGCGTATGCTCTTCATTCACAAAGGTTCTATAGATGCCACCCCACATAAAGCCGCCGCCAAAACGCATTCCGACCGATTGGTGTCTGTACTTCTCGTTCTCATGTGCCCCTGCTAAGCCATTAAGCGATAGCAGGATCAGTGCCAGACTCACTATCATTCTTAGGTTCATCTTTTTTCCTCTCTTTCCAAATGCGCTCGATCACACCAAGAGCCATTTTCTTTTTGTCGTCCTTTAAGAAATGCGTGTAATCAATCTCCAGACCAAGTAAAAACCAGTCCTCAGCGTCCTTTAAGCTAAGGTATAGCATCTCAGGGTCATTGGTGGTTACCCGGTACGTCAAGACCCGGTGCGCTCTATGATTTACCAGTTTCGTTTCCGCGAGGGTGACAATCTCTGATGGGTAGTCGCGCTTGTTCGTTTCGTGATCATAGAACAGGGTAAAACCGGTACCGGCTTCCAGATCGTTCTTGCTGATGTATTTCTTATAGCTGGACTGTTGATTGGGCCAGTTGGCCAGCAACCGCACGCAGAGCCGGTCGAAGTCCTCATCTGAAATGATGGACTCGTTCAACTCATAGTACAGGTAGCAGTGGACTAAGTAATTTTTTATATCCATGTTACACCCCCCACACATACGGCTGTAGACGGTCAAGCTCCACATATCCGCTGCTGGTGCCCTTGTACGGCTTGTCCAGAATAACATGGAACCACCGTGGGTTATTTTCAATCAAATCAATGGTGCCCAGCTTCCATGCAACGGCCTTGGTAACGTCCGTGCGCGGAGCGTACTCATTGGATTGATACTTGCTGATGCCGGGCTGCGTCAGGTCATGCTCAAACTTTACCATGACCCGGTCGCCCTCTTTAAAGTTGTATTCAGGTATTGCTTTTGCCTTCATTCGCCTAACTCCCTTCGTAAAATTTTAAGTGCCTCTTCCCGTGACTCTGCTTCAAACGGGCCTTTAAGCGCAACTACAAAGTCAGATTCAATAGCCTCATCAATATCCCTACCACCAAAGTACCGCTTAAGATGGAGGGTGCCGGTAAAATGCCGGTAACCAAACCATGCCAGCAGTGGCCGCTTTGGCTTTCGGAATATTCCATCGTAATTAGCGTCAAACAGTTTGCTGTTGGCCTTATGCGCTGAGTTCATCATGTTCATTTTTTCGTTTCTCCCTTCGGCCTCACGGCCACGTTGTATGTCTTCATTGGTTATATCCATTTATTTCACCAGCCTTCCGGTAGCCATTAGGTCAAACGGGCCGCTGCCTTCGCAAGTGGACTGACCTACCCGATAGTTAAATTCGGCAAG